AAATCAGAACCAACTAGACATCGCAACTAACGCAGCTTCAGTCGTAACAGAAGCAACTACTCGTGCATCACAAGATGCTGCGGTACGTAGTGAATTCGCTGCTGCTGACACTGCATTACAGACTGCTGTAGACACTAAGGTTTCTAAGTCTGGCGATTCAATGACTGGTGTACTTGCAATGGGCGGAAACAAAGTTTCTGGTCTTGCTGATGGTACTGCTGATGCTGATGCTGTAAACAAAGGACAGTTAGTTTCTGACCTTGCTGCACAACACATCTCTTCTAAGTCTACTACTGACCTAGCTGAAGGCACTAACCAATACTTCACTCCTACTCGCGTACACGATGCAGTATCTGTCGTTGACGTTTCTGGTGAAGGAAAAGTATCCGAAACTGCTGGTGTATTCTCTATTGACACTGCTAAATCATTCCTCGAAATATCTGATGTAGCTGATGCATCATATACTGGTAAGAATGGTTGGGTTGCTCGTGTTAAGACAGACCTTTCAGGTCTTGAACTTGTAGACCCTACAGAACTAGCATTCAATGACGCAAAACGTCAGGTGATTTCTGGTGATGGCGCACAAACAATGTTCGCTTTAGACTTCTATACTGTAGAAGCTAACGCAATGGTATTTGTTGGTGGTGTTATTCAGGATCCATCGGTTCACTACACAATTGATGCTGCTAATCAGCAGATTACCTTCATGGCTGCTATCCCAGTTGGAACTCAAGCGGTAGTTATCGCTCAGTCTACTAACTCGGTTGGTGTACTAGATCCTAAGTCGGTCGGTCTTGAAACTCTTGCTGATAACATCAAAGTCTTCGAACAGGGTAACGATGTTGTTGTTGGAACTTCTGCTACAGTAGTTTCTACATTCAACAAGACTGTTACTCGTTCTGCTAAGTACATAGTTACTGTAGAGAGCGGTGGTGAGTTCGAAACACGTGAGTGTCTAGTTATCCACAACGGTTCGAATGCTTACATCACTGAATATGGTATCATCTTCACAGGTTCTGATCTGTTAGGTGACACTGATGTTCAGGTTAACGGTTCAAGTGTTGAATTAACATACACATCAGTATCTGCTGGTGCCGTAGTATCGGTATCTGCTACATACGTAGACGCGTAACACAAACCATAAATCGGGGGTGGGGTTCCACCCCCCTTTTTTAATTCATTCTAAAGGGCATTAAAAATGAGTACAAACAAGAAATTTAGAATACAGAATGGTGCGGACATTACTGGTAGCGTATACGTAGGTAATCAGTTAGTAATCGACTCTGATGGTAAAGTCTCTATATCATCAGTAAGTGATGCAATTGCATCTGCGGTATCTTCGGATATTGCTACACTACAATCTCAGATCACTGCAATGTTAGGAACTTCTCCAGAATCCTTGGATACGTTACAAGAACTTGTCGCATCTTTCCAAAGTGCTGATGGTGATTTACAAACATTGATTACAAACACTTCTGTTGCGGTAACATCTATGCAGACAACTCTCGGTTCAGGTACATTTGACACAAGTGCTAGTACTGTTATTTCTGCGATCAACGAAGTAAACACTGCTGTATTAAATATACCAGCAGGCCCAACAGGCCCAACAGGCCCAACTGGCCCACAAGGTATACAGGGTATACAAGGTATACAGGGCAATACTGGTTTGACTGGTGCCAATGGTTCTCAAGGTGTACAGGGAGATACTGGTTCCACTGGTGCAACTGGCCCTGCTGGATCTTCTCCAAATACACCTAGTGCTGTAGGTCTCTCTAACTTATCCAACAACGGTAACAATGTATCAGGTTCGTTCACAGCAACAGGTGACATTACTGCTTACTCGGATAAATCTCTAAAAGAAAATATCGAAGTTATTCATTCTCCACTCGAAAAGCTTCAAGGTATGAGAGGTGTAACATATAACCGAATCGATATGAATGGAATAGAACAAGTCGGTGTTATTGCACAAGAAGTTGAAGCAGTTTTACCTCAAGTTGTGCACACTGATGAAAATGGTCTTAAACATGTCGCCTATGGCAACATAGTTGCTTTGTTAATAGAAGCAGTTAAAGACCTTCAGGCGCAAATTGAGGAGATGAACGATGGCCCTTCAAAGTAGTGGTACAATTTCACTTAATAACCTGAAGTCGCAATATGGCGACAGCGGTTCTACTTCTTTGTCTGAGTTTTATAGAGGAGGGTCTAAAGTAGTATCTTCCGTAACAACGACTCAGCAAGTTGCTACGCCTTCTACGTACTACACGGTGAGCTATTCTACGCAGTCGGAATCTGCTTACGGTAACAGCAGCAACCATTATTATCACAGTGCTCGAAATGTAAGTTGGCTTCAATGGGGAGGGGTGTTCAAAAACTATCAATACGGAAACGTAGGTTCTGTCGCCCACAGTGACGGTTGGACTTACAGCGCAGGTGGCGCTCAAGTATCTGTTCCTTCCGTGTACAATGGGATATCAGGAACTTTGACGCTGAGTACGATACACAGGTCACGACAGGTTGCTACTCAAAATGGGCCATACACTAGTTATACGTATAGTAACCAATCAACCACCACGCAAAAAAATACGAGCGTACCGGGCAGTGGAGCAATTTCACTTTCACAATTTTATGGAGCATCTAACTAATGTCTTTACAGCACTCTAGCGAAGCAAAGCGCATTGAGGTATTGCCTACTTTAGGTGATTACTCCAATGTAGTAAAACGAATAATTTTAGAAATTACTTTCACAGACTCAGAACTAGAAAATCCAGTAGAGTCTAAAATGATGATGGTTTCATTACTATCAACTGATGACATGGAAGGTTTCATGGACATCTCTGAAGTAACTGAATCTCAAATCATAACGTGGGCATATAACTTCCACGGTGGTGAAGAGAACTTCATAGATATGGTTTCTCAGTCACACACTGAAGAACTGTCTCGAAGAAACTCATCTTATGGTCTACAGAAATTTGACCTAGAAACACAACAAATCGTTGATACACCAGACCAATATGACGACATGTTCTTCTAGTATAGATAACTAAGGAGGAGTCAAGTCCCCCTTTTAATTAATTCTTAAAGGAAATAAAAATGAGTTCCAACAAACAATTTAAGATACAGAATGGTGCGGACATTACTGGTACGGTAGTAGTAGGTGGTAACCTAGTAATCGACTCTGATGGTAGCGTAACAACTAACGAATTGTCCGTAAACGGTAATTCCGTGGTGACTGGTAGTTTAACTTCTAGTAAGAAGACCAACGTTACTGCAACATCTACGACTGTGGAAACTGGTACTCACCTCTATGTTAGTGCAGCAGGACAAACAATTACGTTACCTGCTTCTCCTTCAATCGGAGATTCTGCACACATAACGGTCGGTGATTTCACAGACACGGTTATATCAAGAAATGGAAGTAACATAATGGGTCTCGCAGAAGACTTCACTATGGATGCGGCTTGTCTCTCGATTAACTTCACATTTACTGACACATCAAAAGGATGGGCAATGTCATGAGCAATTTTTCAGATTTCGTAGGCGGTAGCGGCGGCGGCGGCGGTGTTATTACACCAGATACATCCATATCTAGCCATGGTATGAGTATAAGTGCAAGTGGGCCCAATTACACTGATAACTATGTATCTTATACAGGTACTTTTTATTATCTAGGTTGTACAGCCTATACGGGAAGCTCATCTGGGGGAGGAACTACATCTGTCTATATAGGGGACTACCCAAACGGAGATTATTTCTCACTAGAAAGCATCTCTTCCAATAACAGATGGACGAGTTACTATAGTAAAATGTACGGCTCGCAGATGCCGTTCCACAACACAACAATAACATTGCGTTCTTCGTGTTACTCATCTGGTTCAAATAATGCTGGGATGTTTTTGGTAAAAGGAGTAACGTCATGAATAATTTTTTAGATTCTTTAATTATTGGTGAAGCTAACTTTGAACACATTGAAGACTGGGTTAAGCCTATCCCGACAGCAGAGGAAGCAGCACGTGAGTGGCGTGACATGGAGTTATTGGCTACTGATTACATAGTGCCTTTGTCTGACCATCCACAACGTGATGATTACATGACTTACAGAGTATCACTCAGAGCATGGCCGAGTACAGAAGACTTCCCAGAAGTTAAACCAGTAATGTAACACTTGTAATACTAAAATGAGAGAGGTGGAAACCACCTCTTTTCATAACACCCATAACATTTAAAAATAAGGAAAACGAATATGAGTTCAAATAAACAATTTAGGATACAGAATGGCGTTGATATTACTGGTGATTTAGTAGTCAACAACCAAACTGTTATCGACGCATCAGGTAACGTTGCACTAGCATCAATAACCTCTGCATTATCAGGTGGTCTATGCATCACTTTTGATTCGACGACCGGAGTAATTTCAATCGACGAAGCAGAAGCAGCATCAGCACTTACAGTTAATAATGCTAGTTCATTAGGTGGTCAAACTGCATCACACTATCGTATCGACATTTATGATATAAACGGTACTGTAGTGAACTAATTATAGATTCACTTCTATGATATAAGGGGGACTTCGGTTCCCCTTTTTTTTACATTTCTTTTTCATATAAATAAACGTATAAATAGTATGTAACAACATTGGACTATATTCATGTACTCGACAAATAGAGAAGAACTAATAGATTACTGCCTACGTGCCTTAGGGCATCCGGTAGTTGAAGTCAACATAGACGAAGAACAACTAGATGACCGTATTGATGAGGCGTTACAGTGGTTCCGTGAGTTTCATCCGGACGGTTCTAAACGATACTATCTAAAACATCAATTGACTCAAACTGATATTGACAATCAGTATATCGATTTTGGGGATGACTTGGATCTCACAGCAGTAGTTCGTATGGTTCCGGTGAGTCTTGGAGGAGTAGGTTCTGGTTGGTTTAGTGACGCATGGCAAGTAATGGCTCATACTGTTACTGACTTCTCTAATAGTTCTATTCTAGGAGACCTTGCTCATTACGAACAAATCCAACAACACTTGTCTCTATTAGACATGAAACTCGGTGGTCAACCACAGATTACCTTTGATAGACAGTATAATCGCATAAATTTATATGTTTCGAAAACACATTTACAAGTAGACGATTTTGTACTATTTGAGGTTTATGGTATTCGGAATCCCGACAACTCGATTAACGAATATAACTCTCTATGGAACCACAAGTTTCTAAAAGAATATTCGACTGCACTGATTAAACGTCAGTGGGGTACTAACCTAATTAAGTTTGATGGTATGACACTGCCCGGCGGTGTTACGGTCAACGCACGTTTGATCTATGAAGATTCCCTTGCGGATATTGATAGGCTCATGGAAAAATTTCGTAACGAAGAAGATGAAGGGCCTATGTTCTTCATGGGGTAATTGATGGCAACTAATCCATATATAAGTCAAAAATACAGACCGGAACAGAATCTCTACGAAGATATTCTTATTGAAGCGATCCAGTTCTACGGACAGGACGTTTATTATCTCCCACGGGAAGTCGTGGAAAGAGAAGACATCTTCCTTGACAGTATTCAGTCACAGTTCTCGGATGCCTATAAAGTAGAAGTGTATATTGAAAACACTGAAGCATTTGATGGGGAAGGAGATCTGTTCACTAAGTTTGGTATCGAACTCCGAGACCAGTCTACCTTTGTCATTGCACGTCGTCGGTGGAGAGAGTTGGTAGGTGATCGTCTTGCTGATAATCAATTCCGTCCTAGAGAAGGTGATGTTATCTATCTCCCGTTATCCGAATCTTTATTCGAGGTAAAGAAGGTCGAGACAGAAACTCCGTTCTATCAGTTATCTCAACTACCACTATTCCGTATGCAATGCGAATTGTTCGAGTACTCTGATGAGGACTTCGACACAGGTATGGTAGAAATTGATAAAGTTGAATCGGAAGCTGCATTCCAATACGAACTTGTTATGGGTGGTACTGGAGAAGTAGAGTACTATACGGTAGGTGAGAATGTTTCTCAAGACTTCACCGATTACCAGATTGAAGGTGAGGTGACATACTGGAATTATGAAACCAGATCACTTAAGATTGCACATACTGGTTCAACTGATGGAAAATATCGTTTATGGGCAACAGATCGTCCAATAGTAGGAAGCAATGCCTCCCTTACTCCGGTATCTTCGGATGAAGGAATAAATGAGATTCAACCACTTTCACAGAATAAAGTGTTTGATGATTTTGCTAATGATTTTGTGGACTTCTCTGAGTCCAATCCGTTTGGAGATTTAGGATAATGATGGGAAGTCACTTTTATCACAAACGTGTTCGTACTTGCGTTGCCGTATTCGGTTCAATGTTCAATGACATACACGTTTTGAGAACAGACTCAGCAGGAAAGGTATTATCTCAAGTAAAGGTTCCACTATCTTATGCACCAAAGAGATCTTTCATAGAACGTCTATCAGAGATGAGTAACGGAGAAGACGCAGAACGTAGAGTTGCTATCAAGCTTCCTCGTATGT